CACCATTAAAAGAGAGAGCCCTAATGGCTCTTTTCTTTTATTCGAGAGTTAGCGCAGTTTGGTAGCGCACCTGCTTTGGGAGCAGGGGGTCATGAGTTCGAATCTCATACTCTCGACCAGATTTCAAAAAAAGCCCTAGAAATAGGGCTTTTTTCAATTCCTTGTGTGGCAGATGTGTGGCAAAATTTTTACAAAAAAAAGAGGCACCCAGTGGAAGTGCCCTTTTTTCGGCTATTTATTAAAGAAAGAATTACTTGTAGCCTGAGCGGTTGCGGAGACGGTTTCCTTGCCCTTCAGTGACTCGATCTGGGCATTGAGCTTGGCAATCTTCTCATCACGTGCCTTCTGCTCTGCCTCAGCCTTCGCAAGCAGTCTGGCTTTCTGCTCTTCGGCTTTCGCCTTGGCTTCTGCCTCTTTCTGCGCCTGCTTGGCCAAGTCCTTTTCCGTGATAGCGGAATTGGCGATAATCTGCTGGGCTTTGGCAACCTCGGCAATCTTGCTGTTTGCGTTCTTCTTTATTTCCTTGGTAACACTTGCGTTGCGAAAGTCACCGATGATATTGAAGGAAGCAACAGAGGCAGTCCAGCATGCGATGGCGAACACACAGGTGTGGGTCCAGTTGAACGTTGGCAACGTGATGGCATTGCCCCAGCCCTCATTGCCCCATTCGACAAGCATTGAGCCGATAAAGCAAATGACAAGAGGAATCATACTGATCCACTTAGTGATGACGGACTTGTCCAGCCCGTTCTTGGTGGCGTACTTCTCTGCCCATTTCTTGATCGGAATCTTGACCAATGCAGTGCCTGCGAAAGCAATGACAGCAACAAGCAATCCATAGAAGCCATAGGTCTTCAGAAAACTTAAAAAGCTGTCCATATATATGGTCTCTCCTTTCAGAGATTCTTCCGGAAGAATCAAGGTCAATTCTATTATGTATCACCTTGAAGTGAAGTTAGAAGAAAAACAGATTTTAATTTGAAAAGGCACGCTTTTGCGTGCCTCCCTATGGACAGCTTCAGCCCTTAGCTTCCGGTAGTTGGTGTAGTGGTATTGTGACAGAACGGAGGATATCCTCCGTTGAAGGTGGTAGCAGTAGGATAGCGGACGACTCCGCACCTTGCCTGCTGTAACTTCAAGGACTGGATCTCGGACTGCCTTTCGGCCCTGCGGTTTCCGTTAATCCTGTCACGAGTCTTCTGTGCCTCTTCGGCGATAGCCCGCTGGATTGCAGCGGTATTGAGAGAACCGTTGTAGTTCACGCTATCGATGGCACGGAGCGTGTCACAGCAACACTTCTGCTGTTGAGCGAATCCGGAAGCAATTCCAGCCTGGATGTCACGCAGTTCGGAAAGGTTGTTGTATGCCCTATCCTTAGTGACTCCCCTGTTCTCGTATGCCGTGCGCTGGATATCGCCACGGATGGCCGTATTCTCGTTCTGCAACTGATTGAAGGCGCTGGTATAGACTACATCGCTCTGGGTTGCACCGTTAGGCTGTGTGCGGTTGCTTCCGAACCATCCTCCGTTGCCGATCCTGAGCAGGATAAGCAATGCGAAGATCCACATGCCTCCGTTGCCTAAGTTAGTCCCGTCTCTGCTGTTCGTAAGTGCCGAAATGTCGGCGGGTGTCCTGTCAGACATCTTAAGTCCTCCTATTTTCTAAAAGCCGTGCACTGCTTCTAGTTTCTAAGCTGGGAGAGGATAGACTCCGGATCGATGCCTTTCTGCTTGCATAAGGCATAGAACGCTCTTTTTGGGTCTCCTCCGAACAATGCCAAGACCGACTGGATGGCTGGGTTGTTCTTCAGCTCATCGGGAGTGCCTGAACGCTTTAGGTTCTCGGCCCTCTGCTTGATCGTGTTCTGGTCAGTCTTCCCTACGTTTCTGCTGAGCAAAGGATTTGCCATTGTCGTTTCCTCTCCTGTTCTTTATGGAATCCAGAAGTTCCTTCTTGAAAGAATCGAAATCATCTCTCGTTATGTATTTTCCGTCGCCGAGCGTGGATGTGTCTACCTCATCCAATGAGAATGCTCTGATGGAACAGGTGCCGTTCTGATCGGCGGTTTTCCTGTAAATATACGGTTCCTCCGAGTCAAGAAGGTAGACAACCGATCCGGGATATACCTGGTATCGTTTTGCCTCCTCGAACGAAGCTACCTTGTCCCTAGCCATCTGAGGGGTGCTCGCACACGGATTGAAGAAGAAGTTCTGCATTTCTGGTTTCCTCCGTCTTCATTCTATAGGAATGCAACAGGTATATGAATGCATTCATATGTCAAATTAACCCCAAAAAGAGCGCAAAAGAAAAGGGTGGAGATCCACCCTAGTTCTTGTACAGCTTCGAAGCAGTCACCTTCAGCCTGTTGCTTATGCGGTCTTTGTTGTTTCCGATGGAACGTGGTTCCGAGAAGCCGACCTCATCGGCAATGTCAAGCTGTGTCTTCCGCTCTATGAACATCTTATAGGCAATCTGTCTGTCGGAGTTGCTCATAGGAGTCTCATCTATGATCTGCTTCAGCTGGGAAACCGTGAAATCATCGAAGGAAAGTGTCTTAGGCTCATGGACGTATTTCTTGTAGAATTCGATGAAGAGAAGCTCATCGGTGTCAATCTGAAGCTTCTTCAGCGTATTGCAGATAACGGTTCCGACTATCAGCCGTGCGATTTCCTCCGACTTTCCGAAGTTAATCCTTACATCATGCACCGTTTCATCGAATTCTTCCTTGAATCTGCGTCTAGTGTCTTCCTCCATGATCCTATCCTCCCAGCTTGTTTATCCTTTCTCTTGCTTCCTTGCGCTTGGCAAGGACTTCCTTGTATTCTGCCTTGGCTTTCTCGAATTCACCATCGTCCTCAAGCTTCAGTTCGTTCAGCTTTGCAATAACATAGTCGGTAGATGAAAGGTAGTTCTTGCAAGACGCAATCTGGTCTGCCTTGTCGACCTTGTTTTTCTCATCCTCACGTATCTTTTCGACTACACTTCCATCCTGATAGACAAAATAGGAATACGTAGGATGGCATGAAAGCTTCGTCCATTGTTCGAAATCCAATCCGACTGCGTTTTCCTCTTTTTGAGTTGGCGCATCATAGAATGGAATAATCTCGACTTCGTTTCCTTCCAAGATTCGGAAATATCGTATCTCTTTTTTCTCTTCTTTCATTATCTTAAACCTCCAATCGCAATCCAATAGACTGGGCATGTTTCACTTCGCCGAAGCTGGAAAGTGAACGATTCTCCACCATGGTATGAAGTGATGACAGCGCCATTAGAATATGGAATACCTTGACTACCTGTATTCGTGTCTTTTGTTTGGAGAATAACCGCAGGATACCAATAGAAGGTCTTTGGATATGTAACCTCCCAGTCTGTCGTATCTCCATGAGCTCCATTGTATACGCCCCATTGAATAAGCAACTTGTCGATAACAGCATAACCCGATTTAGACGAAGTTGCGTTTATTATATCGGCCATTGACTTTTCGGCAAGGGATGCAACAACCGAAATGTCTCCGCCTCCAAGGATTGAGTTGCCGTTGATGGTCTTGATGTTCGTTCCTGATACAAGTTTTGCCTGCTTGCCATCAATGCTGTTCTGGAGACTCTTAGTATCATCTGTAGTAGCAATCTGCTTGATTGTCTCGCTGTTTTTTGAACCAGAAAGCAGAAACGCAGATCCATAAGCATCAATAAGAAGACCGTAAGAAGTATACAAGGCGCCAGTAGTAGAATTGTAATCTCTGTCATAAACAGCTGTTCCTATATATGTTCCACCACCTACTTCACCAAAACCTGTGAAATACGAATTGTTATTAGAAACCTGTCCGCCTTTTTCCACTGCACGTACATATCCAAATGCTCTTGACAACTGGTAATACTGCGTAAGTTGGTATGTGACGTTTGTTCCAAATTGCGCAAAGCCGTCTTTGTTCATGCTTGATGGTTCTGAAGTGATAGTGTACGTGTCCATTTTCCCATCTAATCTTGTCTGTAAATCAATCACATCTGAAATGGCATGAGTATGGCTTGTGTTTGCTTTCCCATTAAGGGAAGACTGCAAACCAGAAACGTCAGAAACGCCTAGCGTTAGATTGATTTCCTTGTTTCCTGACTGGTTGGTCGTGAAAGAGCCGACACTCGTTCCGTTCTTCTTAATGGTAATAGTTCCGTTGCCGATATCAGAAGTACGGGCAATCGTGCCGTTTCTCGCATCGAGGGTAGTACGTGTCGAGACACCTGCACTGTCCGTAAGGTCGAAATACAGTGTTGCTCCTTTTTCAGGCTGTGACCATACCATTGCTCCGGGCGTTGCGCTTGCACGGAAGTAAAGGCGCGGTGTTCCTGCAACCTGGTCGAACCGGAGCATTGTTCCGCTGTTTGGGCCTTCCTTTCCGATGATCAGCTGTCCTCCGTTGGAGGTCTTGAAAATGGCTGTCGCCACCTCTTGGCCGTTCACGTTCGCAGGGGAATTGAATGTCTTCCTGCCTGTGATAGTCTGAGCCGTGTCGATAGTAACATAGTTCCCTTTTTTCTGGTAGTTCTTCAGGTCATCGGTCGTAGCAACTGAGCCGGGATTGCCATCGAAGGTGAATGTTCCTGAGTTGCTTACGATTCCACTGGAGTTAAGCTTGATTTTTCCATTGGCGACAGAAACATAATTAGGAGTCATTTCGGAGGAAACAGCTACTCCTCCGGTTACGGCGGAAGAAACTCCCACAGAGCTTTCTTTAATCCAGTAGCCGTTCCCTGCCATTGTGACACCGCCACTGCTTGGTCTTGCTCCAGAATAGATTCCATGGGAACCAAGATAAATATCTTTGCTGGCGTTGTCATAGGTGACATAATCGCCTTTAGGCTGATATTTTCCCAAATCAGACTTCGTAGCATAGTCACCTGCTGGCTGATAGTTTCCTGCTGGCTGATATTTTGTTAAATCAGACTTTGTAGCATAGTTTCCCGCTTTCTGGTATGCGCTTGAATTGTCGTATACCTTTCCAGCGCCATCCGTTCCTAAGATTCCTGCACTTTTAACACTGGAAAGAATGGTGCTTCCAATCGAAGTAAAAGTTCCATTTGCAGTCAAAGTTCCTGGGAAGGCAACCCCTTGATTGTAATCATAGGAGTATATCGTTCCAAACTTTGCCCTGTTTGATGGAGTCGTCCATCCGACACCGCCGAATCCCATCAGGCGTTGGATCTGAAGACCGGCATACGTGGTGCTTCCAGCAGTGCAACCGAAAATAAGCTGGATTTCCCCATACTGGTTAGCAGGCGAATTTCCGTAAGTGGTAAGCGTTGAAGTATTGATGATGTTCCATCCGCTCCATCCTGCTATGGATTGCTTGTTTGCGAACACATCCCATTTGTCTACCTTGTTCAGATAGTTGTTCTGTGTTCTTGCCCGGATGGTACAATAGCTTCCATTCGATCCGTTTGTCGAAACATAGAGAGCGAACTTGTTGAGCTGTGTATATACATGTCCATCCGATGTATGGAGGGAAATGCGTAGCATATATTTTTCAGTGGCTTTGTTCGAGGAATCGGCTTTTCCGATATTGAAGTTGACTCCTGTACTTGTGAGTGCCAATTTCTGACCGTCCGTTGCTCCATAATCCTGCCAAGTCGTTCCGGAGTCACGTGAGTATTCTACGGAGATTCCAGCTGGTGGCATGAAGGCAAGCCGGTTGGCGCCTAAGTCGGCAATCATTGCCGAATCGATAGGACCGTATGAACCGGCAAAGCTCTGTCCGCCCCATGAAAGGAAGGCTTCCCCTCTGTTGCTGAGGTCGCTGAACTTTCCGGTCTTCGAGACCTTATGGAGGTTGATGCTACCGCTTCCGCTCCTTGCCTCGGAAGAAGAGACAGGAAGCGCAGAAGAGTGGTCCGTGTTGAGCGTTTTAATGGATGGAATATGGACATTGCTGTCGAACCATGTCTTGATTGCTCCGGGAACGTAATTGGTCACATACGAAACCATCTGGTCGCCACGAACAGCGGAATAGGTATAGGCTCCTGAGCTGTTCGCTATTTCATTGCCGGCACTGCCGGCTCCGAGGACAACCTTTCTTGAATAATTGTTGTTCCCATCATAGTTGAGATATAGGTTCTCTTTGGTGCAACCGCCCTTTCCGTCCGGGGTAGTTACACCGCAGATTCCACGGGTGGCCAAGCCAGCGGACAGAGCTGTTCCGCCCATGATAAGGCCATCAGGTACGTACAGAGTCTGGGGGAAGAGAACGGAAACGTTCTTTCCGCTCCCCGCAACCCCCACGGCATTGTACGTTGTATATCTGACAAAACGGGCATCCGCCCATTCCTTGGTTTTCTCTGCCCTATGCTGAGCGCCCTTCTGGTTTAAATAGGTGTCTGCCATGAGTCACCATCCTAGAACCAACTATCGATCGTATCAGTGCTGATTGCAGTGAAGTCCGAGGCAACAAGAAGAGTTGTCCGTTCCGTGACTGCGGGCATTGCAACGTAAACGCTGTTGAACAGGAAACCGGTAGAGGTCATTCTCATAGTATTCGAAACGGATCCCTGACCTACAACCACACCGGTTTCACTGACTTCCACATAGCCGGACTCCAGAGTCGAACGCTTAGGCGAAGAGACGTTGAGGTTGTCATAAACTTGAATCGTGTCTCCGCTGATCTGGAACCCGGTCTTACCTCCGACTGTCCCACCTTTCGTACCGCTGTAGATACCGAATTCATCCCTGTAGATACTCTTTGTGGCGCTTTCGTATTTTACATAATCGGACTTGATTGAAGCGATTTCCGAAGCATTCTTGGCAATATTGTTTGTGTTGGCAGTTACCTTACCATCCAAAGTTTTCACTGAACTTGCGGTCGCAAAATAGGATGAGCCGTGACCTTCGAGTTGGCTTGAATTGTCTGCGCTTTGTGCATACTTTACCTTGTCTTGATTTCCTTCTACGCAATGTGCATAGATATTCCTGTTATCGGATTCCAGACGGGCAAAATTGATGGTCGTAGTCTTGAGATCAGATGAAACCGTGATAGAAGTAATCCAGCGGTCCGGGATATTGTTCTCGATGATATAAATCGTATCACCGACCTTCAGGGTTCCCGGATCAAGAACCGTCTTGCCATCCGAAAGAATGAACGCAGGATAAGTTCCGGCAGTGCAGACTACTGCGACATTTTCATCGGTCGTGTTAAGTTTCCCGTTAAGGACGGTATAACTGTATTTTCCATCGGAATAGGAGGTCTTTGCTACCGAGATGACATAACCCTTTGCAACACCGGAGAGGTCTTCTCCGATTTTCGTAATCTTGTTATTGAGCGCAGTATAAAGGTTCCCGGCGCCTTCGTGAGTGAAATAGAGATTCTTATCGCTGTCACTGACACTGGTGTAGTCCTTGGTCTGCCCATAGTTCTGAACGTTTCCAAGGCCTAAATCTGCCTTGACAACTGAAACAGCGGAGCTTCCATCATATTGCTTGCTTCCGATAGTAAGCTTGTTGTCAACCTTATGTGCGGAACCTGTGATACTGATTCCCCATCCGGAAGTAGGAAGAGTAATAACATGGCTGACAGCAGAATAGGTAAGGTTGGAAGACCATGCTACGCTGGAACTGAATTTCAATGTCTTTGCATAACCATTGAGATCCTCTCCCGTGATGTCGGAGAATGTCGGCTTAGGGATTGTAATAAGCTGGCCAGCATCTTGAGAATAAGTGGTTTTCCCAAATTGAACCTTTACCTTGTTTGAATATTCTTTCGCCTTCTTTGCCAATTCCTTGGCACCGTCTTCGTTCAGATATTTGTATGCCATAATCTAGTTTCCTCCTTTTGTGGCTTAAAACCATCCATCGATATTAGAAGGGTTGATTGCCCTCTCATCTTCTATAAAGCGAAGAAGCGGTTCGAATTCCGTGACACGCCCTCCAATCTTCTTGAATCTTGCAATTGCCTTGCTGACGATTCCCGTATTTCCGTTCTCGATATCCGTTTCGCTGTTGAAGTAGTTCGGATAGCAGGAGAAGCTGAATGATGAATCCATGCTGTTTCTGTCATAAGAGATATTTATGATCAGCCAGTTCCATCCCGTATAGTTTGTCTGATAGCTTCTAGGCTTGTCCGTGATTTCTTCCGCTGATTCGTAGACTTCGAGGCGGAAACCATGGACCATCATCGTGCCTTGTGTAGCATAGACAACGCCTTCCTCATTGCATGTCAGCTTGAACCCGCTCAGGATTCCATCATTTCCGAGGGAAGCGAGCGAATTCCTTTTTGCCCCGTCATGTACATTGATAGGTACGTTCTTAGATTCCAGGAGTTTCATTGCGGATCCTCCCTTTTAATGAGCGGTTCAAGAGCCTGGACAATCCATTCACCACCATCACTTGGGTCGAAAAGCGCAGGCGGTTCAATAGCATATTCTCTTGGGCTTGGACCGTAATATGATCTTACTGTGATCTTGTTTCTTATCACTCGCCTGCGGTAAGGAGTAATCGAGATTTCAATGAATGGAAAGATAAAGTCAGATGCATAAAGCCCATCTACTGCCTCGTTTGGGTCTTGGATGCCCGTGTAGTCACGGAACCACCCAGCCTCATAGGGCGTTGCAAGGCTAATCTGCGGATCTTTGTATCCTCCGCCATCGCAATGCATTTTGACACCTATGCAGACACTGATTTCCCCTGACTCGGCTTCTTCCTTCGTAGGGGATACAAGATAACCATAAACGAACGGACCATCGTAGTTATTGAGGTTCTCTCTTCCAGGGGTGATGTCGTGGCATGGGATATTCCGGGTAAACCGGAATCTCAATAGCAATGTCAGCGGATGAAGGAAGTATACATAATCAGCTGTTGAGTTCCAGCTATATAGTCTGTATGTGCGAGAAAGAAACAATTCGGCAACAGGTGTGCAGCTGCTCTCCGATTCGCCGAAAGAAGGGGCATAATCGGCATAATCCGCACGTTTGGGGAAAAAGTTTTCCCCTTTGGTCAATGCATCTAATACAGAAGCAACACTTGAACTTCCAATGTAACCATCAGATGCAAGATTGTTTGTCGTTTCTTTTTCTCCGGCAATAGGTTCTCTGAAATAATAAGTCGGCGTTCCGAACGTAGTGCTTTTAGGATCGTAAAGGAAAGAGGCAATTGGAATATCATAGATTCCGAACCCAAGCTCGAAGAGGTTGTCATCGCATTCGATTTCCGGATACTTTGCCTGCTTATTTCCTAGAGTCTTGACATACTTATGAAAGAAATGGGCATTCTCTTCCCCAAGATTATCAAGGTCAATCCGAAGATAGATATAGACATATACCTTTGCAGACGAATCAATATAATCAAGGGTAATGTCATCGATTACCCGTTCAGCTTCGTTTACATTGATCAGTCTTCCATAGCACATCCTTGAACCGGGATTGACGGAAACCGAGTTGTCTTTTCCGAAAGTGATTGCGAATGGATTCTGATACGTTCCGGGAACAACGAAAAAAGCACCTTCATGATTGCCGTTCTGAAGGTCATGAACGTTTCCGTTTCCCATATAGTAACGGCGTGCGTCATCGTTAGCGGTAATGTCCGTTCCTGTTTTCGTGATCCTCTTCATTTTATTGTTCCGATAAAGCGCAAAGTGGCAGAACTAAGGTCTTTGATATTGGCGCCTTTGTTCCAGCGGACAAGAAGTTTTCTGTCGTTCCCATTGTTCGTAATCTTCATTTCAAGCCCAGTCCTTGGGTAGAACGAACCACCGCCTATGGCAACGTTTGCCCCATCAATTGATGAGGAGTTGGAAGTGGAAACAAGGGAGACAAGGATAATGTCATCGAACCGGACAAGCATTTTCCTTACATCCTCGCCGATGCTGAACTTCTGTGTAGCAGAATCCGTATCAATGGCGCCGTTTCCACCGGTATTCTTCGCAATGGTGATTCCGTCCACGACCTTGATGGTAGTAACAAGGCGAGATCCTATTCCTTCCAGCTCGAGCCCTGCCTTCATTTTGACTTTAAGGTCTCCTACTTTAATGCCACCTGCGGTATCTGCCCACTGCGTATGGGTGATATTGCTGAAATCACTGACTTCTCCCTTATCATTGAATGTAAAAAGATCAGTGAGGGGCGTGTTGCCGATTTTACCTGTCTGTGCAATCTTACGGCAGTATTCGGCTTCTCCTGGCTTCCGCTTAGGAACCTGCAAGCCATCTCCTTTTCTAAAGAATGGAAGAACATAAATTTTTCCATCCTTGAAGAACGTGCCAGAGTAAGCAGTGGTGGCGCCTGTTGGGCTATCCATAGTGAAATAGGCGCTTTCCTGTCCGAAACGGAGGTCAACAACGAGATAAATATATTCCCACCCAGTGGGAATCCCATCAAAATGCAGTATCTCAGGCTCTGACACCTGGATAAGTCTTCCTCCGAAACAGCCCATTCCCGTGTCGATTGTTGCTGTCCATCCAGAACCATCCACCCACGAAATATCACTTGAAAATTCGTTCCTAATGCCAGCGAAAACACAAGTGCCGAAAAGTGCAAAGTTTACCCTTGCATCATCGTTCGAGGTTACATCCTCACTGCCATTCTTCTGGAGCAATCGTACAGCCATGTAAGCCCTCCTATTCAAGGAACCAGTATTCGGAAAGTCGTCCGAACTCTACTTTGTTGGTTCCGTTCGAATCCGTATAGATAGCCGATACAGGAAGATATTTATCCGTCTCCCCTTCCCCATCGGCCGAATAATATCCTACAAGCAGTCCCCTGTCGGAGAGAGTGATTCCCTTCAGCCTCTTGCCGTATTTCGAGTTGAGGTCGATTGCCACTCTGTCTTTGCTGATAGAGTCCAGAAGATACTGGACAGCTTCCTCACGTGCTTCGGAGAGGTTATTCCCATAGGTGTTTCCCTTGCCATCAGCAGGTGTTTCCGGATTAGAATTCACCTTCACTTCTTTCCTGGCGAATGCCTTGGAACGGATAGGGAAACAGACCTTGTCGGAGAATTCTGTTGTTATATAAGTGAACTTATAGGTTGTAAGCCCATCGTTCTCCTTCTCTTCGACTTCCGGTCTTTTAAGAAGGAAATACTCCTCAAGCTTGCCGGAAAGGTTGCTGTCCCAGACCGAGACATGGTTGACAATGTTCTGGTTCAATGTCCGCTTGGCATCGAAGTCGGTCAGACGCACGGTATAGACATTGAAGATAGGGGATACCTTGAATGTCAGCGAATAGCCGTTGCTCTTTCTGTCGTTCGCCCATTCAGCAAGAAGCACTTTCGAGAAAGAGGCATTGCAAGCCTGGATCTGGTCCCAGACATTGCGGATTTCCTTCGTAGTAGCAATTACTCTACTACTTACATTGTCTATTCTGTCTTTTGTAAGGTCAAGAAAATCAGTTTTGAATTTCACACCGGAAAGGGCTACGCCCTTTGCAAGGTCCTTCAATGAGTCCTGCACAAGCAGATAGTATATGGTGTATTCGCTTGTCGTTCCTCCGTTGTCTACTGCTTTCGTATAGTCAACGGGTATTTCCTGGTTGAATATCTGGCGGACATCGATCCCGTTGACCGTTGTAAGCCCGTCCTTCGTTGTAGGAATGCCTGAGAGACACCTGTATATAAGCGTTCCGTCATTCTCGAAAAGGCCTGCGTATACGGCGTTCCGGGAGTCCTTGTATCCTTTGCAGACTGCCGTGAACTCATCGAACTCATAAGCCTTGCGTTTCAGGCTCCAGCTCTTGCAGACATGGACGGAGGAAACAGTGCCTGAGCTTGGAGAACCCAGCGGATGGAAGGCAGAATCGAACAGAACGAGGTAAGCCATATCCCACCTCTAGAAAACATAGCGGACGGACTCGACTTTGACGGTTCCGCCGTTGATATTGGAGCTTACCTTCGTCTTCCCCTGTTTTGCGAACAGGAAAGACTCATGTGCCTTGCTTGTAGCATAGTACATGTCGGTCATGATTTCACGGATATTGCCGTTCGGCATTGTCTTCTTGGTGACCCTGTATACCCGGCTCGTGAAGGCATCGATTACGATTGTCTGCCCTGCGGTAAGGGCTCCTTGGTGCGGGAACCTCACCTTTGCATATTCTTCCGTTGCCTGACCGTCATCGGAGACCGAATGAAGGGAAACATAGGGGGAATCGCTTGTCGGCCCTTGGAGGGTGATCTTCAGCGGAATGTCCTTGAGGTAATCGTTGTTGATATAGTTTCCGCTGTCGTAGGCACCGCCTCCATAGCGGTAAGGATAGCCGTAAGGATAGATCTTTCCTGTGTTCTTCTCCCCAGACCTCGAGAAAGTGCTGAAAACCTCCTCATACCAAGGAGAAAGGGGACGGAGGGTAATCTTCTCCATGACAACCTGTCCTGAGCGCTGTGAGGGTTCTCCTGCTGTCCTAACGAAGTCGATGTAACGGCGGAAGTAATTGCTCTTGTCGCTTTCGTTCCTCTTGTCGATGGTTTCCTGGTCAAGGCCTGAATCATCCTGCACGTTGAGCTTATCGGATGGGATATAGGAAAATCTTGTGATATATCTGTCGTGGTCGGCATATCTTCCGAAGAAGGCATTGAAGCGGTAAAGTTTTTCATAAGCATCCGCTCCCTTGAACACGACTTCGAAGGAAACCTCGTTCTTCTGTACTTTCTGGTTGACAAGATAGTCGATGGTATCGCCCTCGACAACATCAAGCGTCTGCTTGAATCCGAGTCCGGAAACGTTCTGCACGAAATCATAGGCAGGCGCAACCGCCTGCCCGTCACTGCCTTTCACTTTTTCTCTCGTGTCCGCTGTCAGTACTTCGAAACGGAACGAGTCGATAATAGAATCCCAGTTTGCGAATTTCATGCTTTAACCTCCGATCGTTCTCTTCTTGTTGGTGATCTCCTCGATAACAGCATCAGCATCGACTTCCTTGGAAATGTTGTAGTTGTTGACGCTGTTGTCTATATACGTCTTCGTGCTGTTGTTGCTCGTGGTGGTATTGTAGCTGTAGCTCGATGAAACCCCGGAAGCCAGTTCATTGGAATAGGAATTCATGGAAGTCAGCTTCCCTCCGAGCTGTGCCAGACCAACGCCGATACCGCCGAATGCGCCTAGGGAGGCGCCAACGACAGCAAGGGTTCCGATTGCCTTTCCCCATTGTCCTGTAGAGACATTGAGGGCAATCATCTGGGCAATAAGCTTAGGCAACAGAGACCTCATAGATAAGAAGATGGTGATGGCGACCGTGCCGGCAGGGCCGATGGCATTCAAGGCACCTGCAACAAGCTTGATGATAGGCGTTAAGCCCTTGAGCCTGTTGGAAAGGGAATCCACAAGCGGTGACAGGGAGTCCCCCATGACAGCGACAAGGCTCTGCAACTGCTTCTTGAGCAAGGCGATAGAGTCCGCCGTCTTCTTTCCGTTTGCAACCTGTTCGTCCGTAAGCCTTCCTGACTTCTGCAGTTCCTGGTTCATCTGGGAAACGGCTTCGGTAGAAGTCTTCGCCATTTCGGTGACATAGGTACCTGCATTGGTTCCGAAAAGCGCAACGGCTATGGAGGAGACATCGGCTGTTTCTCCCAGCTCACGCCTTCTCTCGGTGATGATGGAAAGAACCTCATCCGTTCCCTTGCCACGCAGGTCGCTGAGCGTAAGGCCTAAGTGGGAAAGGTCGGTGATTACTTTCTGGTTTCCAGTCGAGATACGGCCCTGCAACGCAATCGTGGAATCCATTACGGAGGTATACGCATTGGCATCCCCTGTGACTCTTTCATAGGCATTTGCAAGAAGCTGGAACGATTCCGCAGACTGGCTGTATTTCTTGGCGGAAGCATAGATTGCCTCGGAGCTTTCGGCAAACGAGGTGATAGCCTGTTTCCTGTATCCGAAAACCTGCTTCAGTCTCGACATGAACTCGCCGAAATAGTCCTGAAGGTTCTTAAGGCTGAGGATCTGTCCCATCGGATCCTGTGCCTTGAGTGTCCTCAGATTAGCCTTTGCCTTGGTAAGCTCGTTGTTGAGCTTCTTCCACTCCGAAGAGCCGAGGTAGTCATTGCTCCCTTGGTTCTTGGAACGGATCTTGTCCCTTGCTTCGTTGATAAGGGATATCTTCTTCTCTGTCTCCTGCCTCTGCTTGCTGATGGCGGAATAGTAGTTGCGGGTAAGGGTCAGATTGCCAGGCGAAACCTTGAGCGCCTCTCTGAGTGCGTCAGCAGAAGACTTCGTGGAATTGATTTCACGGCTCCTGTCCTTGATTTCGGTGGTGATTGTCTTCAGAGAACGGGTAATGCTTGTACCCGGGCTTGTTGATTCTGCCATGGTTCCTCCTTAGAGCTTGTAGCCTCTCTTGGCGCATTCCTTCTGGAAGCGTCTGCTGATTGCTTCATCCATGTTGATAAGGTACTTGAGGCATTTGTTCCTGTACCCCATGGAAGAGGCAACGTACTTTCCGGTCCAGTTAGGGATGTCGCTGGCAATGATGAATCCTGAATTGAGCGAGTTGGCGATCAGCTGGTAGGCTACCTTTCTCTGCTGTGCCTTTCCCTGTGCCGACTTCTTGGAAGGCGTGTAATAGTAGTAGTCATCATAGATGACCTTGTAGCCGATTACCTCGGCACCGGAACGGCTTCTCGTTCCAGGCGACACCTCTACGATCTTCAGTGCGTTCTTCAGGTCGCACTTCGGCCATTTGCCATGGTCCGCAGTCGGTTGCCATTTGCGCTTGATGACAGGAGTAGCGGAGCGCATGGCGGAATAGACCTTCTGGGCCTTTTCCCAAGTGACTCCCTTGACCGCAGAGCGTGCCGAATCCATAAGCTCCTTCGGCAGGCGGTCAAGATATTTCCATGCGTTCTCGTATGCTCCCATGAGTGCCCCCTATCTCAACAGCTTGTCCAGATTTCCGTCATTGAACTGCTTTGCCTTCTTCGGCGACAGCATTCCCTGCCGTGCCTTGACATAGCCCATCAGGTCATCCAAGTCCCAGCTTGTCCAGACCCAGTCAGGAAGCCGGAGCTCGGAGACAGTGCTGACGATACTGAACCGCAGTTCGAATCTGGAACGCCCTGCCTGTCCGGTACCGCCTGTTATTTTTTTTCGCCTAATACCTCGGTGACCGCCTTGGTGATGTCAACGAAGTCATCGAAGCCGATCCCTGCCCGGATATCGGTCTTTACCTTCTCAGCGCCTTCCTCTTCCACTCTGTCACGCAGTTCCTTGGTTCCTGCAATCGCCATAGCCGTGAAGATATCGATGGCAAGTTCCATGTCCGCACCGCCTGCCTTCTTGGCATTGTCGAATGCCGTGGTAAGGTCGGTTCCATGGACCATGGGGAAATACTTGGAATAGAAGAGGATGGAGTTGGTAAGGGTATAGCCTTTGAAACTCTTAGTATGCATTATTTGGCAAGAAGAGCCTGCACTGCCGTTGAGTTAGGCTCGGTGTTCTGGTTAAGGTATCCGGTCTCGCCATTGAAGCACCTACGGCCTAATGTGGCCTTTCCGTTGATGACAACGACGGAAGCATATCCGGTAATGCTCCTCTCGTTAGCGGAATCCCCGTCCTGCTCGGAAGATGGAAGAACGGCCTTGATGGTTGTATCTGCCAGATAGCAGGTATACTCGGCTCCGTTGGTCTTCTTTCCGTTGAAGACAAGCACAAAGTGCTTCTTGCTATCCGTGTTGACGGTCCTGTTGATTCCGTCCGTGTCCTTGGTGAACTCGGTCAGAGCGGATAATGCGGTCTCATCAATGCCGTAAGCGGACAGGGTCATATTGGCTCCCTTTACTACCTCATTAGTGAGTTTGCGGTTGTCGGCTTCCCGATCGGCAGAAGAGGAGTCAATCTCCAACGAAATAGAGCGGTTGTTGACTTCCGGTTCTCCTTCGCCCGGTGTGTACAGCTTGATAGCCGTGGTGTCAAGCGTGGGTGCGCCTTTAGCGTCATACCCTGTAATCTTGAAGAAACGTACTCTTGCGAACATATTCTGTCCTCCTTTATTCCATGACAGTCTTCTTGAGTCTGTACGTAATGATTGTCTGTCTTCTTACCAAATCGAACGAATCTGCCGTATTCAGCTCGGCTTCGTATCCGAAGCTTTCTGCTGATGTCTCCATCTTCTCCAGCACTTCCTGCACGATACCGGCTGTCCTGTCCTGATCCGTGTAGATACTGACCATAAGCTCGATATAACGGCCTGCCACATGGTTGTCTGCTTTTCCATCGGCCGTTATCTGGATGATTGACCATAATGCCAGGATGGTGCTTCCGTCTTTCCTGTTGGTGTCGCTTCTGGAATAGTAGTAACAGGGAAGGTTGCTGGTCTCGATGCCTTCGCTTGCAAGATAGTCCTCGTTGACTCCGTCCTTGAAGCCTGCGCTTTCCCTTATCTTCTTCCCTTCGATGGTTGCCCTCTTGGTTGCCTTTGCAAGTGTCATAGGGTTCCCCACCTTTCCTCATCGTAATGCGGTGCCGGAACGGTCTCGCCTACCAATCGCCTTTCGGTGTGCCGGTAGTCAAGCTCGTCCTTGCCGATCACCTTATAGGTCTTTCCGTAGTAGTCGATATACATTCCGATATCGACATTTCTCCGCCAGTTGACATTGAACGAGGTCCGGTTGACTGGCACCGGGATATAGTTTTCGTTGGACTCGGCAACCATATCGACTATATAGGCCTTCATAAGCCTTCCTCTTGGAAGGAAGTGCTTCTTCACATAGATTTTGTTGTTGTCGCTGTCACGGTGGATAACCATCGAATACAGGTCTATCCGCTTGTCCTTGTTAGGATACTTGTATGCTATCATTCCTGTTTCCTCCCTTTTGCCATGAGAGACAGCGTGTAGAGGTCGGCGCTGATTCCGATATGGTAATCATAGTCCGCCGAGAAGCTGGAATCGGCATACCAGCGCTGTTTGCAGAACATTATGCAGACATCGACAGCCAGGGGCTCGATTTCGGGATCCTCCGAGAAATCATGCCCCGTTGCGTTTTTAATAAAAGAGGAAGCCGAAAGAAGAAGCCGATGGAGCGAAGCAATGTTGTCCTCGCTGTTGCAATAGTCATCATCAAGGTTAAGCTCGTGAGCCAGTTCCTTTTCAGTGATAATAGGTTTCATCTTTCAGCCTCCTGTGACTTATGAGGCACACCCCGCTGTATGGTACGGGGTGCGCCGTTCGAAACTAAAGAGCGGATTTCTTGAGACGCCTTAAACCGCAATAGGTGGTCGGTGCGCCTCCGCAGAAGACAGAAGCCTTGATGGCGATCCTGCCCTGCTTGAACTTATAGTCTGTAGAACGCCTGATTTCGACACCGCTGTAGACAGGGATGGTGTAGTTCTTGAGGTTGCCGTAGAAACCGAAGTATCCTCCGGCAGAGAACAGCGGGATGTCAGCGGAAATGATGAACGGGGTAAGGTCGATGGTATGGTTCTTGGTATCAAGGGCATAGGCGAAGGACTTGTCGGCCTTTTCGACTAAGCCAAGAGTACGGAGGTCGGTCTTGTTGAGAACAAGGGTCTCCTGTCCTTCGGTGTCCTCGGAAGAGCCATAGGAGAGAACGATGTTGCGAAGGGTCTTGTTGTCAAGGGCTTCGAGAGTAAGGTCGGTCTCGACAGGGATGACTGCTTGGCCTTTGGTGGCATCAAGGACGCCGATGAAGCCATCGGTGTCTCCGTTAACGACACGTTTGACAATGGCACGCTGTAAGGCACGGGTGACTTCCTTCCTTACCCTTGCCTCATAGTCGGCATTCGGAAGCTTAAGGACTTCCTCGGAGAGCTCGCAGTAGACAGTGATTTTCTCCTTGCCGATCTTCTGATAGCCGAAGACCGGTTCGGACTCATGGTAGTCTGCGCCTTCCAAAGTAGCATCGGCATCGGCATATCCCTTGAGGAACGGGAATGTGAAGGATTCTCCGCCATTGAGGTTCCTGAAGTTGAGATTCTCGTATAAACGGCTGACCGTGATGAACGGAGCCTCGCTGATGACGTTGGAGGAGTGTGCCGGGATCAAAGTCTGGGTAGAGAGGACCGCAGCACGTTTGTAGATATCGTTGAGTCCCATGACAACCGGAGTATTGGCTTTGCGGAGCAATGCACCACGTTCCTCTGCTCCGTTATCGGTCTTCTGGGCAATAGGGGCAGTGAAGTCCCTCTTCCTGTCGGCGATTTCCTTCTGGCGTAAGCCGATGATACGTCCTTTCTCGACATTGAGTTCGTCCCTGCGTTTGCTGATCTTGTTCAGCTCTTCCTGAGTTTTGGCCTCAAGTGCGGAACGTTTGAGTGCTTCGAACTCGTTCTTGTTGTCGGCCATCGAATCATTGAATTCTTTTTCTGTCATTTTGGTAATAATCTCCTTTTTAGAAACTTCTAGAAATAATCTGCTGACGTAGCTCTTCGGTCTTGTCGCTCTCCAGCTTTGCCTTGAACTTCTCCAAGTCCTCGGCGAACCGAGCTCCTACGTTCGTATTGCTGTAAGCAGGGAAAGTAACAGCGCTGACATCCCTTACCTTGCTGATAGCCTTGACTCTGCAATGGATACCGTCTTCCTTCTTCTCTCTGGTGTATCCGTTCTCCCAGTCATCGATATAGAAGGCGAACGAACAGCGGTCCATAAGGCCTTCCTTGATTTCCTCGTACAACTGCATTGCCTGCGGGTTGTTGCGGTTCAGCTTTGCCTTGTAATAAAGTCCGTCCTCACGCACTTCCAGTTCCAGAGTCTTGTTTCTGGTTCTGGCAAGAGCGCCTGAGCCTTGGAAGTCGTGGTTCTTGTCGAACACAACGTCCGTCATGTCCGCTCTGTCGAAGGCATGCGGGTCGATGGCTTCATATACGTTTCCGAAATCCTCGTCCTTGAAGAGAAGCGTCTCATCGTTGAACGGGGTTGCCTTGCCCTCGACTACAACGAAGTCCTTGTCCTCAGCTTCGCCTTCCTGCATTGCACGCACCTGAAGCGTTCCGTACAGGGTGCATTTCTTGTTCGTATCACTCATTCTCTTTTTCCTCCTTATCATCAACGGCGGGATCCTTTTCCACAGGCTCCTGCTGTTCGCTGTCATCCGTTCCGGCATTGTCCGCCTGGTCGGCCTTATCCTTGTTAACGAAGGTAAGGTTCTGCACTGCCTTGTCACCGCCCTCAATCGGCTCCTGGTAGAGCAGTCTCCTGATATCGTTAGGTCGGTAGGTCGCACAGGACTGGAGAGTACTTGCAAGCTTGATACGGGTGTTCCTCGAAGCTGTCTGTAGCGGGTCTGACATGATCTCGACACGGTTGCCGAAGCCGATTTCCTTTCTCGTAAGAAGCTTATAGGTCATCTCCTGCGCTAGGTCGTTGATAAACGGCTCTAGGGCATTCTCGTACACTGCCTGGAACTGGTCCTCGGTGAAGTTGCCCCTTGCAAAGGTCTTGCTGAATCCGAAGTAGGAATAGATTTCCGCTAGGAAGTCATCGAGCTCTGCGCTCCGTGCATACACGGCTTGGCTCTGGTTCACCGGCTGGAGGTTCGCAAGCGCAGGCAACTGGATAATGCCTGAGGCTGTGTTCTCCAGCTGTTCCTCGATGTCCTTGGTAATAAGTTTCGGACCTGTAGGATTTGTAACCGTACAGATGTACTTGATGATATGGGACTTGATTGCTGCTTTTGCGAACGATTCGTTGGAAGCGTTGACTGCGTTGAGGATCTGGTCAAGGGAGTGGTCCGTTACCAAGAGCGGGTTCTCGGAATTGCTCTTCTTGATGATACAGATGAAGTTGTCTAGGTAGTCCGAGATTTCATTGCCATCGATGGAGTACGACTTCACGATCCTCTCATTGCTCGGACTTCTGTAGATAGAGATATTGGAAGCATTGACGGGAATGAGAGCCTGTAGGTTGAACTGGCTGTCCCGTTCGATGTGAGCAAGCGCAAGTCCGTTGCAGTAGTCGGAAGCAAGCACTCTGTAGAACTCCGAAGCGGTCTGCGCCGGATTCGGTCGCAGTCCGATAATATAGTTCCTCTGTGCCCGGCGGTCGCTTTCCTCACCGTTCAAGAGCACTCTCGGCTTGATCTTGGAGATATGCCGGGAGAAGCAGTCCACGCAGTTCCTGTACGTTGAATTGATGGTCTTCTGGTTCTCCGTGAAGAACGACAGCCCCCCTCCAACGGAAAGGATGGTGGAGTTCTGGGTACTCTTGTTTTTTCCTCTGCGGAATATGTCGAAGAATTTACTCATTGCCTTGTCCCTTCCGGCTGTTCACCTCATCGGCAAGAGCACTTAAACCGCCCTCGAAAATGCCTGGTGCAAGCCTGTCCTTATTTTTCAACAAAACTGACAAGGCGTCAAGAATTGCCATGCCTCCATCTATCTTGTAAGGTATGCCTGAGTCGATACGGTCAGGCCTCATGTTTCCGTTGTGGTCGTTGATGATTTTCCTGTTCGAAAGCATCCATTTCACAACCGGATTTCCCATGAAATCCAACCGCTTCGCCTTGAGCAGTCCGTACCTCCAAGAGCATGCTTCGGTCAGACCTTTGTAGCTCTGTTCGACACGTGTCATACATGCCAATTCCTTCTGGTTGTTAGGCAGTTGATTTTCCGACAAAAAGCCCATATCGACGAACTTTTTGCACACTTCATCGGCATGCCATGCATCGTATCCGATTTTCTGATAGGACCACCTGTGCTTCTTGTATTCTTCCCTTACGAAATCGGGAATGAAGTCAACGTTGTTGAGGAAATGCTGACCTCCGATACGCACCAATCCTCGGTCGATCCATGAGCGCCACGGGACTCCGCTTCTCGATGCCGTTTCGGTCTCAAGGAAGTCCTGCGAAACCCATATCCTGACCTTGCATAAAATTTTCTTTTCATATACCAGTGGAATCAGGGTCGCAAACGCCGTTGTATCGTGTTTTACGGCTAAATCGAAGCCTCCGACAACGGTCGTGTAATTGGTCTTCGCAAGGCTCTCTTCGTTCGGATAGCTTGTCCCTACATCGAGATCCGAAGCGGACAGCCATGCGGAATTATCAACGCCAATCCTGTTGAAGTCCTTGGTCTTGATGGTGTTCCATGCATTGGGGTCGACAGCCGTCTGGGTAATCTCATCCCGGATGAACTGGACTTTCTTGGTAAGCCCTAATGCGGGGTTCGCTTTGATCCATTTCTTTTCATCTCTTGGGTCGTCATCCTTGTCCAGCTCATAGACAAGCGGAAGGAAGTTGAGAGCGCCTCCCTCGTTGTTCAGTATCATCTCGGAGGCCTTGTACATCTGGTCGAAGAGTCCGCCTCTGAGGAAGCCTGAAGTAGTGATAAGGGAAAGGATAGGTGAGACTCGTGCGGACCTTCCCTGTTTGAGGACATCATAGATTTCACGGGGAAGGGCATGTCCTTCATCGATGATCGCCCTTGACGGGTTGAGACCGTCCATACGCTTATGGGCAGAGGAAAGGCAGTAGAAGTGGCTCTGTCCGCCCTTTCCCTGATAATAGATTTCCGGTCTTGGGTTCAACCGCTTCTTGAACACCTTGGAGAGCACAGGGGAAGCCTGTATCATGCTCAGAGCGCCATCCCATGTGCGCCGTGCAATCTGGAACGTTGTGGCGGTCACATAGACCTCTGCGCCCGGTTCCATCAGCCTTCCGTAGATTGCCTCCGCCTGTTCAAGCGTGGTCTTGCCGTTCTTACGGCCGACTACCAGGAAGGTTTCCTCGAAACGGCGCTGGTTGTCCTTCTCAGGACTCGGCCCATGCCCTTTGCGCCATTTGATTCCGTACTTGGTCAGCACATACGCCTTCTGGTACGGAGCAAGTATCATCGGCCTTCCTGCCCATTGGTCCTTGTCCAGCTTGAGCATGCCTGTGAAGAAATCGCTGTTGTACCTCTGATAGTACATCAGCTTGTCCAAAGGTCTTCTTCCCGGACAGTCGGCAAGCCGTGCGTCCAAGTCCGCCTGGTCAACGATATCGCCTTGGCAGAAACGGATGAACTTCGTTCCCGGTGCAGGGTCGTAATAGAAGTCAGGGTCTTTTCCCTGCACGATGGGCTTTATCCTTCCTAGGTAGGCTCTCTTGATCTTGTCGCAGTAGTTGTCCGGATTGCGTTCAATGTCCTTGATATAGTTCTCTAATGCGTCCATTTCTATTCTCCGAGGCTGTTAAGGAAGTCCATCGCATTGTCAACGCCTTCCTTGTCCTTCTTCACCAGTGCCTTTGCGAGCAACTGCCCTGCCTTTGCTCTTCCGGCAGGCGTAAGTCCGAGTTCCGGGGCAAGCTTCTGCCTGTTGGTTACCTCCGTATCGATGAGCTTGAAAAGGCGGTCTAGGATTGCCTGCTCGTCCTTGTCATCGCCGACAACCTTGCAATTGAAATCCTTTGCCCATGTCCGGGTAGCAATCTTATAACGGCTGTACGACTCACAGAAAAGCCGTAGCATCGAGGTATCAAGCGTTGACAGGAATTCTCCGTCCATCGAGGCATAGGTAGCCATGAGGGCATTCCATTCATCCCGTGCCTCACGGTCGAGGTCATTAGGACAGCGGATATAGTTTCCGCATTTGAACCTTCCCTCGATTCCTTGTCTGATCCTCCGCTTGTATTCCTCTTTCTGCTTTATGGTAGGTTCGAGGCTGTTAACGTTCATGCTTCCGTTACGGCCTCTCTTGTCGGTTCTCACAACGAACCTGTGCAGTCCCTTGCGTGGTTCCGGAATGGTGTCCGATTCCTTTCTCAGGGTCTTGGGCTTACGCCCAGCTCCGGCACGCTTTCCGCCCCATCCATTGGGTGCGCAGTTATCTGTCTTATCAGTTTCCATTGGCGCCTCATTTTTTAATAAACCGCATTGTTTAGTACTTAATCTTGGTAATCAGAGGTTATATTTTCATTAGAAGGAGAAACATCTAAGTTATTGGCACGGGTCTAAGGTTCATGTGCCAATTGAGCAAAACCCAATTATCGAATTTTCAAATCATACGTTGGAAGATGGAACCACAGGAACAATGCGGAAATCCTGCTTATCCCCTGGGAGTCTCCTCCCCTTGATTTAATTAGCTACTTCGGTTTGTCCTTGATGATGACATCGCCGTTTTCCCGGAACGTTGTCCAGGTCGGCTTGTCCTTCATTCCGGACTCCATTTCGTTGTGCAACTTGTTGTGGCAGTCACGGCACAACAGCCTCCTGTTGTCAGGATTGAGGGCAATGTCTGGATCATCAACATTGGACTCGTTCAAGGGTATCTTATGATGGAGCAGGAACCCTCTCTTGCCACATAGCTCGCATATGCCCTTTTTGTATAGAATCATTTGTGCACGGAACTTCTTCCATGCGTAACTTTTGTAGAACTTCTCTACCTTCGGACCATGTGCAGATGGCAATTTTCGTGTGCTCCTTTTCAGTAAGATAAGACAGGTACTCCGCCACTGTCGTTTCCCTGTCCATCCCTTGATTCTGCGCAGGGGTTTCCCCTTGCGCAACATGACTATACCAAGGAATTCAAGAAACAGCCAAGATAATTTTTCAAGAAATCTTAAAAAGTGCCGTGTTTATCGAAATAATTCGATTTCTTGATTTCCAGTTCAGACCCCCCTCAGGGCTCATTTCGGCATATTGCTTCAAATCAGCGGAAAAGCCCCTATTTCTGGGTAAAAAACGGCAAAAAGGGACTTCGCTCAAATTTTTGGACTATGTGTATTGATACTACCGGGGCGCTCGATTTCCACCGCCCTCAAAGGGGGGTACCCCCGCCCCCCCTTCTGCCCATGCCGTGAAAACGTTTTCACAATGCGGGCAATGCATAGGTATTTTTTCCTTTTTTCAAGTGCCAACTTGTCAACAAGTTATAAAGGTTTTCGAAGTTCGAAAAGGGCAAAGCCGGAAAAACAAAAAAAAGGTTTTAGAATGTTCACGGCCGAAAGAAAGGACGGCCGGCGCTGTTGGAAAGCCAACAGCCAAAAAATCAATAGAAGATGGTTAGCTACAATCAATCCGGCTACATCGGGACCTCAAGGTCACGACGTGCAAAAGAGGCCTACGAAGGAGGCGAAAGGCCCGCTTCCAAGTGGACAAAAGAGGCCCTGCTGGAGGGCATCGCTGAGGCCTTCGGCGATGAAGTCGCCGAGAAGGCCCAGAAGCTCGGCAAGCTAGAGCTTATTAATAACTTCCTGGATACCTCATCCTGGCATCATGTCGGCGCCTTTGCTACGCCTGTATGGTTCTATAGAATCGCCGAGGACAGGACAGCAGGAGAGGCCTCTCGGCTGGTGGATCAACTAATCGAGCAGAAGGCAGAACAGAAGGCAGAACAGAAGGCAGAACAGAAGGCAGAGAAGAAGCCAGCAAAGAAGGAAGAGAAGAAAGCCGTTTTCTTAAAGATCATAGCTGAGAAGAACACATCCAAGTATCGCCGATGGACCAACTGGAAGCGATTTACTTACTTCGCCATAGCCGGCGAAGGCGATCTTTTCGCCCAAATAATCGCAACAGATAGCAACCTTCTAGAAAGCAAAATCAAGGTTGACGGCGTGCATGTATTGAGCATCTCCAGAATTGACACAAGAAGAAGCTTCACCGATGGAATCAAGGAATTATTGAAGATTTCCAAAATCGGCAACTTTTCAAAAAAAATTGATGAATTTTTGAAGAAATAAAAGGCAAAAAATGAAATTCAAATCCAGAGACCCACCGACAGCGCCGGCCGTTGTCGGTGGATAAGATTTAATCTTTTTTGAGTTTTCGAAATCCCAAAATTCCGCTTTTTTGTCATGGCGATTAAATCGCCTAAGGTTTTAGGCGCCCTAAATTTCCCCTATACTTGTATAGGGCCTTGCTTTGAAAGGCCCTACAAGGCAATTTTTAGGGCCTTAGAGAGAAAGCCCCGATCGGGGCCTTGTCCTGCCTTAAAAATCAGCTGTTGGAGCTAATAGGCGCCATGCCAGGCGCTGGATAGCTCCGGTAAGTTCTTTTCAAGCACCCTTGAAGGCGCCTATTTGGTGCCCTAACAAAGGGCCAAAAAGCCCATTTTTCCCAAAATTTAATAAATCTGTCAAGCCCTATTTTAAAGAATTTTTTCAAGCAACTTTCAAAATCCGGAACCGTCACACAAAGGCGGATATTTAAACGAACTTATGCAAAAGTGGCAAAGGAAAAGGGGCATTCTATGAAAGCACTTTCAAGGTCATACCCCCATATAGGTGTTAGAGGGTGCTAACAGGGGGAAGTTGATTTTCAGGGGGGTGCCCTTTTTCAAAAGCCCCAAAATTTATTTTCGTTGATATTATAGTATTTTCCGAGGAAAAACGCAAGTTTCCGTAATAAATTTCCAGTTAAGACCCGTTTTCAGCCGTTTTTCCCCATGTTCCGCAATATGCCTCAGCATGTCAGCAGATTGCCCGGAACCTCACACAACCGCCGATCGGATTCCTGAATTCCAAGCACTTTCATGAAGCTTATTTTAATAGCGGTTTCTCTTTATTTCATTAGGATAAAATATGTACCCCTACCCTACCTTTCCGGAATCGGATTTTCCAGAGAGGGGGGTATCTTCTCCCATAAAAAATGGCTTCCCCTTGAAAGGTCGGGGGAAGCCCTGCAGGGACAGAACAGTGACACCTGCAGTAAAGGATTCGCCGATGGTAACCAATAAAAACATCGGCAGGAAGATTGTACTACTTCTTCCGGTGGAAGAGCAAGCCCAAGAAGCGGAACGTTCCCCAAAGGATGACAACGGCGCAGGCTCCATAGAGAAGCCTGTCCTTCAGCCATGAGTAGTCGGCCATGAACTGCTCGAACTGCGCTGGGAAGTTCATTTCGCTCTCACCTGTCCGATCCGGATGTACCACCCGTCAAGGAGCTCGCCTTCCTGCTTCCTGGCGCTGTCCCATGCGTCCTTGCGGTTCTTAGGCGTTCCGAGATAGTTATTGCTCTCGAACTCCACGGTCTTTATTCTGCCTTCCTGCGGTCCCGGAAGGCGTATCACGCAATAATCTGCTACGAACTTCATTTTTCGTCCTCCTAAGGCTAGGATAGCGCCTTATGGCGTACTATGCCAAAGGAAAGAGTTTTGAGTTTCTGTGCAAAGGAAAAGAGGGCTTTTCAGGGCCCTCCATCGGAAAGGAATAAAAATGTATTCTGCCTCCGCTTTGCTCGGAGGCGGTGACATTATACAGCTTCCTGAGCCACTAGAAAAGGGGCAGTTGCCCGCCCCTCTCCGTTTTACAATACGTGCCGGACACGGCTTACGCCACTCGTCCAGCATGGATAGTCTACCATGGTCGGAAGTCCGAATCAAGCAGAAGCCTCTACTCTTCTTCTCGTTCCTTGATGAGCTTAACCAAGTACAAGTAGCTGTCTCTGTCCTTCTCGAGTGTAAAGAAGGTGTCATTCATCATGATTTCCCCATCACAGATTTCCATTGGATAACAACTGCAAACTATCTTTTTTAGAACTTCTAGTTCTTTGTACTCATCATCAGGTAATTCATAAAGTTCACTACTTGCCAACTCATGCTTCATCAAGATTTTCCTCCTTTTTTAATCGTTAACTTCAATAGTTTCTTCTACTAAATCATTTTCAATCCTCTCTATGCTTGCATTGCAAATGTCAATAATCTCCCTAACATCGCAAGCGTCGACAACCTTTCTGATTTCTGGTGAAGTGTCAACTTTGTCCGCTGACAAACGCTCTGCGATCTTCTTAATCTCATGAATGTTTTCCTTCAGCATATCCAAGCTTGTTTCAAAAACAACTAGCATGTTTCTCTCTGCCTTTCTGTTCTGCCATTCTTTCTTTCCTTTCCTAGAACAGGGTCATCTGTTCTTCCAAAGTCTCAGCTATTGTACCGCCGACTCTCCGCCTTGAGGACTTCCAGAAGCCTTCGTTGATCTCCATTCCGAGGTAGTGCCTCCCTAGCTTCTTCGCCCTTGCGCATGTAGTCCCGCTCCCTGAGAAGGGGTCAAACACGACCCCCCCGCAGGGCAGGAATTAGCTATCAGCGTCTCTATGATGTCCTCAGGCTTCGCTGTCGGATGCCCGTATTTCTCCTCCTCCGTCATGCCCGCCTTCACGAACACGGTCTTCCCTGTCCGGTAGGTTGTCTTCAGCTCCACCCCTGTCTCCCAGAAGTACAGGCAGTACTCCTTGTCCTTGAGGTAATGCCCGTGGCAGAAGGGAGGAGGGCTCCTCTTCGCCCATACCAGCCTCTCCCAGTTGCACCCTCTCTCCTTCATGAAGTAGGTGAGGTAGTCGTAGACCTGTTCCTTGTTGCACCAGATGTAGATGTTGGTCTTCTTCCTCACCCGCATGAACTCGTCCAGTATCTTCCTGTCGAACCCCTTGTTGATCCCGGAGCTGTCTATGCCCTTGTAGGTCTTTCTCTGTGCCAATGGATTCTTATGGCACAGGTTGCCTCCGAAGTCGTAAGGGGGATCGGTGACTATGAGGTCAACGGACTTGTCAGGAACTCCCTTGATGAGCTTGTAGCAGTCGCCCAGGAGTATCGTATCAATGTTCATCCGCTTCCTTCCATTCCCCATTCACTTTTTTCACCGGGCCATGAAGGCTGTCAAGTTCAGCTCGGATCTTCTTGGCTCTTTCATCCATCAGCCGGCACAGCTTCCCGTCCTCCACCTTCCTTATCTCGTGTCTTACCGCTCTCGCCCATTCCAGGCTGATGTCATGCTTTCTGTACTTTCCCATCATGTTTCTTCCTTTCCTTCTCTGTTGTGTATACGGCTCTTCCTATGTCATAAACGGATCCCCATTGGTTGATATAGACAGGTCTCACCATGACCATGTTTCCATGTCTCTCCAGTTCCTTGGCAATCAGCCTTGCCCCGTTCAGAGACTCAAACGCCCATTGGCCATGAATAGAATAAAAAACACCCCAGCCATCCTCATCCTTCTTCAGGACTTCGTAATAAGTCAGTCTCGGATCCTCAATAACAGGCATCATGATTCCTCCCTGTCTATCACATACATGTCGAACGCATTCTCCTTCAGGCACTTCTCGTAGAACTGACGGAAACGCAGAGAGCAGAGGTCTTCCAGCTCGCAATTCATGGATACTATCTTTCCCATCCCGTTCGAGCCTATATCGATGGTTACAGGATCGGTGCATCTGTCCTTCCCCAGCCATGGGCAGTCGTTGTATACGATTATGCTCTCATGGATTCTCTCCGCCTTGGTTTCATAGCAGTTTTTCGACTGCCATGCGCCGAGGGAGTTGCCGAATGACTTAATGTCGCTCAGATTCATCTCTTTCCTTGACCGCCTCCTCTATTCTCCGTTCCGACAGCTCTGCATACTCCGGCACTATCTCGCACCCTATGAAGTCCCGCCCGAGCCTCGCACAGGCGAAGCCTGTCGTTCCCGAACCGCTGAAGGGGTCGAACACCACGTATTCCTCCGGAAGCACGCCTATCACGTTCTCCATGACCTTGGATGGCATGACGCACGGATGGCCTATGTTCTTCTTGCTCACGTTCTTCACTTGGTCGACATTCCACCAGTCGTAGAGTCTCCCCCCCCGATGCCTCTGGCAATGCGTTCCTTGATTCTCTTGTCGTTGGGGTTCTTGTACGGCTGTCTCACCTTCGAGAAGTCCGGCTTGATTCCGAAGAAGGCGATGTCCCGGTGCTGTCTCGCTGTGTTGGAATTGTAGACCCATGACGCCACTCTCTCCGGTGCTTTCCCTAAGCTCATCGCAATGCGGTAGAGCGCCTCAGGGTAATGCACGATTACGGCAGGGATACCCGCCTTCCGGATGATTCCGGCAAGCCACTGGTAGTAGTCATCTTCCTTCATCCGGTCCTTGTACCCGCTGTAATGGTAGCCGATGTTGAACGGAGGATCGCTTACGAGGACCGCCTTGCGGTCTCCCAGTGCTTCCTTCAGCCCGCCTTCCTCGATGAACCGCAGGCAGTCGATGCAGTGGACCTCACTCGCCATCTTCCTTGTCCTTCCCTTCCTCTTCTTCCTGCTTCAGCTTCTCCAGCGTGCGCTCACGTATCTCCTTCTCCTCTTCCTCCTTCTGCTTGCTTTCCTTGCAGTACTTGATGAATCCCGGAATGGAAAACGCCAGGATGGCTACCACCAGGATTACCAGAACCGCTACTCCTATCTTCTCGTACATTTCAATTGCCTCCGATTCCTGTTTTTCCGCCTGTTTCCGCCTCGCTGGGAGCTTTCTCCGCCTTCCCTGAGTTTTACCCATAGGATACTGGGAGAAGCTCTGTGGGAGCTTTTCCTGAGCGTTGTCGATTCCCATGGCGCAGATGACCGTCTTCGGCTCATCGGAATAGCTCTTCGCTATGTTGATCCGGTAGACCTGCGAGTCGTCCAGCCACACCACCCCGTTCAGGGCATCCATCACCATCTTCACGAGGTTGTCGAGGTCAGGCTTCTTGCACCTCTTCTCTTCCCCGCACAGCTTAGCCTTCCCGTGCTTGTTCGGCTCTCCCTTGCCGTTGTAGTCGCCTTTCAGCAGGGGGAACTCGAAGCTTATGGCAAGGACGAACGGACAGGGGCTTGCCACCGGCTTCCCGCAGGCTTTCCGCAGGAAGGAGCGGATATCCGCCTTGTAGCTCGACTGCCTCTTGTCCTCGAACCTAGAGGCGTGTCCGAAGCGCACGGTCGCCCGTGCTCTCTTCCATGCCATCGGAGTGCCGGGGACTTCGAAAACGTACTTGATCATCTTTCCCCGTTCCTCCTCTTCCTCAGCCGGAAGTCGGAATCCTGGATTGCGCCTTCGCAGTCCTCAACGTCATTCTCGACAGCCTCCATCGCCGAGTCTATGTAGCCTATGGCATCATCCACGGCGTCAATCCCTTCCGACACCGAACCGTACATGTCCTGCCTGTCCTCCTCGTCCGCCCCTTCGTGTCCTTCCAGCCTTCCCTTCCACTTTCTCTTCAGCCTTTCGAGGCTGTCACGGACTCCCCTTAGGTCTTCCGCTATCTCCTCCTCGTCCGTAAGATCCGCCTTGTATCTCATTCGCTTCTTTCCTTTCTGAGCTCTTCCCTGCCCTTCTTCCAGTCCTTCCGCCTGTCGGCGTATTTCTCTTCCGGGAAGCATAAGCGCACGACTTCGTACAGCGTCTCCCATACTTCCCTTGTCAGTCCTTCCATGGTGCCTCCTTCAGGTAGTCCATCAGTGTTGCAGGTCTGGCATCCATGGTTCGGAAGCATCTCCTGCACTTGTCGTAGTCTTCCCAGCTGTCGACCTCTTCCGAGAACACCTCCCAGCAGTCCTCCTTTTCCTTCAGCGTCATCGGATAGTGCTGGTGGTAGACGCTCTCGAGGTATCCGAAGGAGCCCTTCTTCATGAGCCGGAACTCTCCTCTGGGGTCTGCCTCAGCGGAGGAATGCTTTTTCCTCATGGCTTCCGTATCCGTTCCTTTTCCGTCTTCTTTCTCGGAGCGGGGCCCAGCGCACCCCTTCTGGGTGCTCGCTGGGGCTTCCGCCCCTCCTCTACTACTCTCTTCTATCCTCTTATTAGAGGGGATACCTAAGGGGGGAAGGGCTTGTAGACCCTCTGGTAGAGGGTGTATAGACCCTCTGGTAGAGGGTGTATAGACCCTCTGGGTGGGGGTCTGTTGACCCTCAGAGGGCTTATTGACCCCCAGAGGGCTTGTAGACCCTCCAACCTGTATTGTAGAAATTACTTCCCGAGTGATGGAAACTAGCTTCTCGCTTCCTTCAACCATGTACCTGCAAAGCCCCTTTTCGACAAGGCTCTTAATGGATCTGCGAGTCCATCTGTAGTCGAGACAGAATATCTTTGTTATCTCCTTGATAGTCAATCTGCTTTTAGGATTCTCGTAGTTGTAGGTGATTGCACATAGAACCACCTTCTCTGTCCTGCTCAGGTCTTCCCTCATCCTTATGGGTATGTACCTCTTTATGAACTTCCTCATCTCATCTTCTCCAGCTTCTCAGCTAGGACCGTATGCATGCAGGTAAGGGAAGTCCCTATCTTCAGCCTTTGGGAGGAAGCCTCCGCCTGCCCCCTGCTAAGGTTCATCCCGGCGATGTAGTCGGATACCTTGATACAGGCGTTGACTCCTTCCCGGAGCTGTCTCTCAAAGTACCGGAGCTCGTCCTCTGTCCTCTCGATTTTTCTCGTTGATGGCTTTCTTGTCATTGCCCGCCCCCTTCTTTTTTCCTTTCAAATTCAAGTTAGGGAATTCAAGTTTCGCTTTTGTGGCTTTGCGTTTTGGCTTGGTTATCGTATTTTTTTCAAAACTTGAATTCAGCTTTGATTTGTCAACTGCGAAGTTGGATTGCCTAAGTGCTTCCTCTCTTGCCTTCCGTATGATCCTGTCCTGCTTGTCTGCTATTTCCTTCCTCTTCTCGCTCTTGTCAATCTCGATCCCTATCATGCTCTCCAGCAAGACGGCATCGTATTCCGTCTTATGCTGTTTTTCCAAGACATAGGATGGTACGACTTCCAAGGCGACCTTGATGAGTCTGAGGTCCGCTATCGTGAGTCTGATAGCCAGATTCGGCTTGGCTGTCGCATTCTCGCTCTTGTCAATCTCGGCTCCTATCACTCTCGCCAGCCGGACGGCATCGTACCTTGTCCTATGCTGTCTGTCCAGAACATAGGATGGTACGATTTCCAAGGCTGACTTGATGACTTTGAAATCTGCTGTTCCGAGTTTCATAGCTAGAACGGAAGATCATCATCTATCGGAGCTTCCGCTTTCGGCTCTTCCTTCGCCTGTTCTGCCGTTTCCGCTCTGTCCTTCTTAGGAGTGAGCAGGGAAACGTATTCGACAATGAGTTCAGAGACCTGCCGTGTCTGGTTGTTCTTGTCGGTGTATTGGCGGTTCTGCCACCGTCCGACAATTTCCCTCTTGTCGCCTTTCACAGCATAGTGGTCAAGATAATCCGCCGACTGTCCGAAGGCAGTGAACGGGATGAAGTCAACCCCTCTCTCTCCGTCCTTGTCCTTGTACTGGCGGTTGACTGCAATCGTGTTGTTCACGATGACCCTTCCGCTTTCCGTCATTCTCTTATCAATCGGCCGTACCAGATTGCCTGTTACCAATACCTTATTCATTTCTTTCCTTTTCCTTTCCTGCGTCATGGAGCGCCTTGAATCCTGGATTGTCCTTTGTGATCACCGAGGAGAAGACCATCACCGAGTCATCATGGATGAAGCCGATGTCGATTGCATTCAGCCCTGCCTTTAGTTCTTCAAGCTCGGCAAACCTCTTGGCGCTTGCCATCTGCCTCTTCTCTGCATACTTCTTGGAAGACTCGAGCTGTTCTTTGAGTTCATCGTTTTCACGTTTCTGTTCACTGATTACTGCTTCCGCACTCTTCACACGATCGCCGAGTCTTATCAGCTCCGACACTACGTATTCCTCACTAGTCATTCTGTTCCCTCACTGTGATTCTGACCCCTGCCTTGACAGGTGCCGACTTCGTATACTTCTCTGCTATATCAGGCATTTCCTCTTTCAGCTTTGCCGTGTCGATTGATTTCCGGATAGTAGGAGCAATGTAGCTGACCTTGATTCTTCCGTTGTTGAATGAATAGACACCCTGCTTTTCCATCGACTTTATGATTGCTTCCTTGAGCGCTTCGCTCCGCTTCTGCATTTCCTTCTTTGCCTTGTCGTATTGCTTGATAAGTAGCTCGGCTTCTTCCAGTGCGGATATCTCGTCATCGGACACTGGAACGGTCTCGGCGAACAACTCCTCGCTGTCTGTCTCGACAGACTTCAAGAGGCGTTCGACTTCTGCAACCGGCTTCAATGGGATATTGACTACTTTCAGTCCATCCTTTGAGAACCAGAATGCCTGCCCTTTCTTCACTTCCTTATCGCCTAGCAGATAGGCATAGAGAGACAACTGCCATGACACGGAGTCCTTATGGAGAGCCGATGTCGTCTTGATATCAGCAATCACCTTCTTGCCGTTCTCTTCCAATAGGAGGTCTGCTCTTCCTGCGACATAATCGTTGTGTACTTCGAATTCCGACTTCAGGCATTTCGACTTCGTTGTATGAAGCCAGGCGATATATTCCTGGCATTCATCGGTGAAGCCTATCTCCATTGTCTTGTTGTAGGCCTCTATCTCTCCGTGGATCATCGAGCCTCTTTCCGCCGACTCCTTCAATGTCTTCTCATCTACAAGCGAATAGTCAGGCGAGATTCCGGCCTTCTGAAGGAGCTGGGTGACACTGATCAGCTTTCTTCCATCGAGCGTATATGTGTGTGTAGCCTCATCGAACATGACTTCGCTCATATTACTTCTTTGCCTCCAAAGCCTTCTTCTTTGTCGCAATGCATTTCTGCCTGTCCTCTTCTGTGACTTCCTCAGGTCTCTTCTTCAGATAGGTTGCTACTTTATCAAGGCTGATTCTCAATGCCTTTGCTTCGGCTAAGGTCTCGACTCTTATGTTTGTGTTGGTACATGGAACGTTCTTTGTTATGTATAGAGGATTACCCGGTGTACCAAGCTCGAGTTCCGTTATACCAGGCTTTATTTTTATCTTAGGGGTAGTAACAATACCGATGTCTTCAATATGCATGTCTACAGGAGTAACTCTGATATTGGGATTATCGATATGTAAGGGTGCTGGTTTGCCTCCTGTCAGCTTGCCCTGTGCGTCTGAGTCTTCCGTATCGTCAATGGCGAACAGACCGTTCAGAGCGTATTTCCGTGCATAGCTTGAAGCCGTTCCCGTAATCTGGGACTCATCCATTCCCTTCTTCTCTTCCGGCTCTCTGGCGTAAGCTTCGACCTTGAAACTCTTGCCCATTTCCCCGTAGAGTGTGGCAGTTGCCTTGACATAGACCCGTGTTCCGAACTGGACGATCTCATCGTTCAGCGTCAGAGCCAGACCTCTTTTTGCCAGCAACGGCTTTACGGCTTCCAGAATGTCCTCCTGCGACCGGTAGTGGTACTTTGCGAAGCTGTTGTACTGGTTTTTCGGTGCTTTCAGCTCCATCTGTACTTCCTGCAGTAACTTCACTAGGCTTTTCTCTTCCATTTTCGTTTATCCTTTCGATTCTTACTCCGTCCCATTTCTGCGTGATGTCGATTGCGATGTTCGAAATACGGTTGTCTTCGCTGTGTCCGTTCAGGTGAACAAGCTGTGTGCTCTCTACTTTCTTACCAAAGAATGCTTTGACAACAAGCGGTGCAACAGGTATCCGTTTTCCAAGAAGGTAAACAAATGAGACGCCATTATGCATAGATGGAGTCAGTTTCTTGAGGTTTCCATCTTCTCCATCGTTGCATTTGTAGATGTTTCCAACGGTGTCTGCAAACAAGTCGGACCCTAATGTGGCTCCGCAGTAATGAATCCGTGCTGGGCCCATGTCTATCGTTTTGTCAAACGCAAGATAGATTCTGTTGCCTATTACGATTTCCTTCATTCCAGCCACCCTCCTTCGGCTTCAAGTGCTTCCTTGATGGTTGCCTTGGTAATTCCGTACCTTTCAAGGAACGGCAGGGCAATCTTGTTAGGAACGCCGACACAGCCAGGATTGATAAGACCGTTCTTCTTCAGGTACTCGCCGTAGCTTTTCTCCATGTTCTGGTAGGCAAGCACTGCTTTGTCTCTGTTTCCCCCATAGATGGAGAAGAGACGTACGACCATCGGCTGTGTGAGGCAAATGGAATTGATGTCCTTCCATGCCGTTTCCAAGCGCTTCTCAGTGTTTCGCTTCATTGCCAAGTCTCACATTTTGCGACTGCCCGCCAAAAAAAACGGCCATGACTCTCTTCTTTCCAAAAATCTTGAATAGTTCCATGATTTCGGAATAAGAGAATATTGAAGGATTCTTGATGCGCCGATACCTAGCCGATAGGCCAATTCCCCTTCTGTTTGCTAATTTTTCGGTGTTGTAACCGAAATGCGATAGCATAGACTTCCATTCATTCAGATTAAATTCTGTTTCCATATAGCCCCTCCTTTTTCTAGGCTTTGTGAATGTATGAATCCAGCCTGTAGCCGTAATAGTTACGCCAATAGGCTGTTTCAGCCTCCTCCGTCCTTTCCTCAGGAAGCACTGCGCCATGGAAGTGTTTCCGAACAGCTTCCAGAGCATCTCTTCTGAGTTTGTCTGATCCCATCTCTCCCTCGGACTCGAAGGGAACCTCGGTGTTTCCGAGATTCCCCTTTGTTGTTATAAAGCATTTCATTAGAGGTTGTCGTCCAGTTTGTCCACCTGCCGTAGGCTGTTGTTGTCAAGGTTGGCTACCCGTGCAAGAAGTTTCCTGTAGCGGTCATCGAGCTTCTTGTTTTCGCCTTCTTTCACTCCATGAAGGTTTTCCTTCAGATAGCGAAGTTCCTCTGTAATAGTGAGAAATATGCTCGGCTTGAGCCTTACTTCGTAATCAATAGGCTTCTTAAATTTAAAAGATCCCGCTCCTAGGCCATTGAGCATAGACACGAAATTCCAATATTCTCTGATTGCCTCAACCTCCTCACGATAACCTCCGAAGCGGTTTGTCTCAATGACGTTCTCTGCTTGCTTGGCAAGCATGTATCCGGCCTCATCTCTGATAACGCATTTATCGACCTCTTCATATGTGTAGTACATTTACTTACCCTCCTTGACGTCTTCCCAAGTCATGCAAGCAGAATCTAGTGTCTCATAGACACCGTTCTCATCATCCTCGATATAAAGCTCGTATCCCCAGCAGTCATTGTCATCAAACTTGATAACGCTCTGGCGGTTTTCGCTTCTCCTTTCAGATGGGATTCTGCTTACTCTTTCAGCAAAGTCCTGCTTTGCTTCTCCAAGGCTTTCGAACTCCCAATAGTCACTGCAATCGTTGTTGACACGGCTCTGAACGATATACTTTTTCATTTTCTCAAGCCTTCCTTTCTATAGGCTTTCAATCCTGGTAAACAGCGAGTCACGGCATTCATCCTGCCTCTTCCTGTCTTCCTTGAGGAGGGCTGTGAACCCTCCTTTGCGATCCTCGGCAACGTAGGCACAATAGTTTGCGTATTTCACAATCGACTGTCTCAACTCTTCTTTTTTCTGTTCTGTCATGTTTCTCATTCCTTACTTGATATTATTCAGAGCTTCCACAGCCTCTTTTTGAATATCCAAGAATTTCTTCATTCCGTCCATATCGAGGTTGCGATGGCACCGGTTGAACTGGTATATGGCTTCATGGGCGACTTTACTGATTTCATCGTAGGTGGTGGCCTTTGCTAAATCAGCCTTAAGCTCTGCAACCATTCCATTCTTGAAGGCTTCGTCTAACTTCTTGCTAATGTTCTGTTCTGTCATTTTGTTTTTCTCCTTTGTCGCAATCATTGCAACTGAGACTATTGTAGGAGCATGTCTCACTAATTGCAACTATTTTTTCATTTTTTGCGAATTTTATATCGCCATGATATAATCACTCCGGTTGGAGGAAAATCTATGGACACCATTAAAAAGCCTAACGTTGGAGCCTATATAAAAGCAGTAAGAACAGCTAAAGGATTGTCAGCCGATGATATAGCAAGAGCCTGCCATGTCAACCGGTCTACGGTCTTCCGCTGGGAAAATGGCGACACTGCCGGAATCAAATATCCTTGTATCCTAGCAATTTCGAAACTTCTCGATATTCCGCCAGAATCCCTCTTCGGATATTGGCATCCTGCTATCGATGAAGACTTAAGCACAAAGGAAAGGAAGAGGAAAATCCGAGAATCAGTATCCGGCATGAAAAAGCAGGAGCTTCAAGCAGTTTATATGTTTATCAAAAGCATCAAAGGAGATAACAAATGAAAAGACTTATTGAAAAAGAGTACTACATTGCCAGCATCGGAACAGACGAGCAGATCCTGAATGGAACGGACGATATCCGTATCGTACGCTATCTGGGAGACTACAACGGAAACCCGGACTTCATAGTCTGCGATGTCTTCATCGAGTCCGTAACAGGACTCGTAGAAGGCAGATGGGAAAAGGCAAGACTGATCTACCGTGATGATATCCTGCGCAAAGCCAAGCCTGCCGACTTCGAGCAAGTCCAATGCAGGAAGCTGAAAGACAATGATTAGCAAGATAAACCGTAAGAAACCCTATCAGGTAGTCATCTCCGTTGTCGACAGCGATGGGAAACGGAAACGTATCTGCAAGTCCTATTCGACTTATGCCGAAGCAAAGGAAGCCGAAGGAATGATGGTTGCCGAAAAGTCAATAGGTGAACATGGGGTGAAAATAACAATCGAAGCCCTATGCAACGCCTTCTGTGACAAACGGAAAGAAGAGATCCGTATCACTACGATAGACAACTACCGCCGTTCCTTTGATATATATAGGATACCTTTCTTCCATGGCATGGACATGGCTAAATGCACGAAGCAGGACTTCCTCGACTGGAAGAAGTTTGTCCAGGGATCAGGGCTCACCCTCACTTCCTGCCGTAACAAGTTCAATAACCTCCATGGGCTTCTATCCTTTGCTTACAAGGAATACGGCATGGACACAATGAAGTATCTTGATATGGCAGGAACTTTCAAGAAAGATCCGAACCAGATTGAGGAAGAGAAGGCGCTTCACTTCTGGGACTCCTACCAGTTCCGGATATTCATCGATGCATTCCGAAAGAAATGCGAGAAGTTCAGTCCTTATGAGAGCGGATATATGCAATGGTGGTCATGTTATGTCATGCTCAACATCCTCTTCTACGCAGGTCTACGCAAGGGAGAGGCCAACGCCTTGACCCCGGAAGACTTCGTACAGCGGAGAGGCACCTACTACCTGAACGTTACCAAGTCCTGCACCCACAAAGTCAAAGGCGCCTCAGGATGGATAACCACGCCTCCGAAGAACAAGACAAGCTTCCGTTCCGTTCCGATCCCTGCCGTGCTTGCGAATATCATCAAGGAACACCTTTACACGAGACTCGCACGCCTTGGAAGCAAGCCCCTTTATCTCTGCGGTGGCTTGACGCATGTTCCGGACTCGACCTTGGACAAGCTCAAGGACGAAGTCGAATCAATATCAGGGGTTCCGCATATCCGAGTCCATGACCTCCGCCATTCCTATGTCTCCGTTCTTATCAACGCCAATACCCCTATAACCACTATTTCCAAGCTGGTAGGACATGCTACCTCGGAGATAACATGGAAAGTCTATTCCCACCTCTATCCTGATACCCTTGCAAGCGCCGTAACGGCCTTTGACAAGGATTTATGTGCTGGCAACATTAGTGATTATTCTCATGATTTGTGTGCCCCGTGTGTGGCTTTTTCCGAAAAAGGCACTAAACAACGATAATCTGCTTATATGGTTGTTTCCTAAAAAATAGCCCATGAATAGGGCTATTCTGTAAATTATTGGGCAATCATCGATACCCCATAAATGTTGTTTTATCGTCCTCATACTCTCGACCACAATGAAAAAGTCCCAGAAATGGGGCTTTTTTCTTTGTTTTAAACAAGTTTTCCCATTGGTTTTTAAAGCTTCTGGAAAATTTCGGATACAAAAAAGCTCCAG